CTCGGATCTCGGCTGAGATGATCCAGGCGGCGCATGACACGCTGCCACTCGAGGTGTTCCTGGTGGAGAACCTCGGGGTGTGGAAGGCGCAGAGTGTCTCGGCGAAGATCCCGGAGCATGCGTGGGCTGCGACGACGGTGGATGTGTCTCCGTCGATGGAGTCGCCGGTGTTCGCTGTGGATATTCCTCCTGATCGTTCGGCCGGCTCGGTGGCGGTCTGTTCCCGCGATGACATCGACGGCGACTCGTTCACCGCAGAGCTGGCCGACCGCCGGAGGGGCACCGAGTGGCTGGTTCCCCGGCTGATCGAGTTGTCTGACCGCTACGGCGCTCCGGTGGTGATCGATGCCGCTGGCCCTGCGTATTCGCTGGTCGATGACTTGGAGAAGGCGGGCGTGCCGGTCCATGTGACCGCTACTCGTGATTTCACTGCTGCGTGTTCTCGCCTGTTCGACGGTGTTCGTAATGGCACGTTCGGCCATCCGGCTCAACCTGCGCTCGATGCTGCGGTGTTGGGTGCGTCTGATCGGCGTGTGGGTGATGCGTGGGCGTGGTCGCGCACATCATCGTCGGTCGACATCTCGCCGCTGGTGGCGGTGACGTTGGCGTTGTGGGGAGCTTCGACGATCGAGGTCGTCGAGGAACTGCCAGCTCCTGTATTCGCTTACTGATCCCCTCTGGAGGGTGCATGTTGTCGACCCTGCTGGAGATCGCGGGCCTTGTGGCCCTTGTGGTGGCTGCTGCGATGGTGGCCCCTGAGTTGGGTGTAGCGGTGGCCGGCGTGGCGCTGGTGGCGGTCGGGTACTTCACGGAGGCTCCCTGATGGGTCTGTTCCGTCGCAGTTCGGAGCCCGAGGAGCGATCGACGATCGACCTGTCGGCGTATGCGTCGATGTGGTCCGGTTCCCTGCCGTTCTCACCGGTGTCGGTGTCGACCCAGACGGCGCTCACCCATGCTGCGAGCTCGGCGTGCATTGACACGCTGGCGACCTCGGTGTCGTCGCTGCCGGTGGATGTGTTGCGCGAGGTGAATGACCAGCGGGTGCCGGTACAACCGCAGCCACAGCTCATCGCGCAGCCTTCGGGGCTGGTCGAGCGTGACGTGTGGATGTATCAGGCGATGGAATCCACGCTGACCGACGGGAACCTGTTCGGCGAGGTCACCCAAGTTTCTGCCCGCCAGTACCCGACTGCTATCGAGCTTCTGGACCCGGCGATGATCGGCAATCGGCGCGTGGAGCGTGGTGTCGCCCGCGTGAGCATCGGCGGCGAGGATCGTGCACTGTGGCCCCACGGCGACATCTGGCATGTCCCTGGCCGCTTCGTGCGGGCTGGTAGCCCGTTCGCTGAGTCTCCGGTGACCCGTGCTCGTGCAACCATCGGCTCTGCGATTGCAGCGCGTGACTTCGGATCGAAGTTCTTCGCTGACGGCGGGCACCCGGGCGGGATACTCAAGGCCGATCAGGAGATCACCGAGGAGCAGGCCAAGGCCGCGAAGGCTGCGTGGGTCAATGCCGTGAGCGGCAACCGTGACCCTGCGGTGTTGGGGTCCGGGTGGGAGTACGACCCGATCATGGTCGACCCCAACGATTCACAGTTCCTGGATCTGATGCGCTTCGCCATTGAGGAGGCGTGCCGCTTCTGGCGGGTGCCACCGTCGATGGTCTACGCGGCCACGTCGGGTCAGAACGTGACCTACGCCAACGTCACCCAGGCTGACCTCGCCTATCTGAAGCACAGCTTGGAGGGTCACCTAGTGCGCTTCGAGCGTGCGCTGACCCGGCTGGTACCTCGGCCACAGTTCGTCCGGTTCAACCGAAACGCCTTCCTGCGTTCAGATCCGGTGACCCGCTCCGAGGTGGTCGATCGCCGGCTCCGAAACGAGACCTTGACGGTGAACGAGGCGAGGGCGCTCGAGGACGAGCAGCCCTTCGCCGGCCCTGAGTTCGATGAGCCGGGGATACCTGGCGGCTACGAGGCCGCGGCCCCTGACCCCGAGGAGACCCCCGATGCCTGATGCCCCTAAGGCGCTGCTGAGCCGCGCTGTGACCTTCGAGACCCGTGCAACGAGCGATGACGGGTTCACCCTCGAGGGCTATGCCGCGGTGTTCGATTCCCCGACTCGCATCGACTCATGGGAGGGCACATTCGACGAGGTGATCCAGCGCGGTGCGTTCGCCAAGACGATCGAGGCGCGCAAGCCGGTCATGCAGTTCGACCACGGCCACGACATCGCCACCGGATCGGTGCCCATCGCGTCCATCGAAGCCATACGCGAGGACAAGCGCGGCCTGTTCGTCGAGGCACGCATGTTCGACAACCCGCGGGTCGAGCCGATCCGCCAGGCGATCGTAGGGGGAGCCATCGACGGGATGAGCTTCCGGTTCCGGGTCACTCGCGAGGAGTGGGACGAGACCGGCGACATTCCGGTCCGCACGATTCGCGAGCTCGACCTGTTCGAGTTGGGGCCGGTCGTGTTCCCCGCCTATGAGTCCACTTCGGTCGGTGTCCGGTCCCTGTTGGCTGACCTCGACCCCACGCAGCGCACAGCGCTGCTCTCTGATCTCGGTTCTGACGCAGCCCGCTCGGGCACCTCGGAGCCATCTGACGACGACGCAGCCCGCTCGGGCACCTCGGAGTCATCCGACGGACGCGACCCCCGCGCCGTTGCCGCAATCGCCGCCGCCAAGCGCGCGGCACGAACTCCAAAGGAGAAGCCATGAAAGCTCTCGAAGCACTCCGCGCATCTCGCGCCAAGTTGGAAGAGCAGCGGTCCGCTGCGATCGAGGAGATGGAAGCTGTCGCGACCGTCGCCATCGAGGAAGAGCGCAACCTGACCGACGAGGAGTCGGGCAGCGTGGACGCGCGCCAGGCAGACATCGCCAAGCTCGACGAAGAGCTCGCCGGCATGGACGAGCGTGAGGCCGAGCTGGTCGCCATCGAGGAACGGTCCGCGGCCATCGCATCGCGTCCGTCGCTCCAGGTGATCTCGAAGCCCGACAGCATCGACGTGATGCAGGATCGCTCGGCGACCCCGCAACAGCTCGCCGATGCGCTGACCCGTTCCGTGGAGGATCGTGTCGAGTCCCCGGAGAATCTGGATCACGTTCGCAAGCTCGCCATCCGCCACCGCGGTGACACCGAGTGGGCGCGTGGGCTGATCGCCCGATCGTCGGACGAGTACGAGTCCGGCTGGGGCAAGGTCATCACCGGCAACGAGATGTCCCTCACCCCCGAGGAACGGACCGCTCTGTCGACGGTGACCAACGCCAACGGCAACTACCTCGTGCCGACGCACCTGGACCCGACGGTCATCATCACCAACGACGGAACCTCGAACGTCATCCGCGGACTCTCCCGCGTCGTGACGCTCACCCGCCCCGGTGACACCTCATGGCAGGGCATCACGTCGGCCGGCATCACCGCCAGCTTCGACGCGCAGCTGACCGAGGTGTCCGACGACTCGCCGACCTTCGGCCAGCCGTCCATCGAGACCCACAAGGCGCAGGCGTTCGCGCAGGCGTCCCTCGAGGCCGCCGAGGACATCCCCGGACTCGCGGGTGAGTTGCTGATGATGTTCAGCGACGCTCGTGACCGTCTCGAGGGTGCTGCCCACGCGACGGGCAACGGCACGAACCAGCCGTGGGGCGTGTTCAGCGCGACCTACACGCCGATCGTGTCGGATACCGCTGCGGGCATCTTCAAGGAGGATCTCGACGAGGTGTACCGCACCCTGCCGATCCGCCACCGCGGTGCTGGCAAGTGGGTGATGAACCCGCTGTGGGCCATCGCCGTGCAGAACCTCGGTTCGGCGGTGTCGAACAAGTTCACGACCACGATGGACGTGGGCACCACGTCGTTGCTCTACGGCAAGCCCGTCATCGAGTCCGATGATGCCCCGAGCGCCGTCACGACCACGGTCAAGGATCCCGAGATCCTGTTCGGGGACTTCTCGAACTACGTGATCGTGGACAAGCCCGGCAGCTTCGCTGTCGAGTTCATCCCTCACCTGTTCAACACCAACGCGAACCTGCCTGACGGCCGGCGCGGCTGGTACTGCACCTGGCGCACGGGTGCGGACAGCGTGAACAGCAACGCCTTCGTGGTGTTGCAGGACAAGACCTCGGCCTGACCGAAGTCTGACTACGACACGGGGGTCCGCCTGGCAGGGCGCTGGCCCCCGTGTCGCCCTGCCCCTTTCGCCCTGCCTGAAGGAGTCCTGCCATGTCACAAGTCCGCGCTGCAAGGTCTGGCGTCGTCACCCACAACGGGGTGCCGGTGTCGATCCGAGAGGGCGAACCGTTCGACGAGTCCGACCCGATCGTGGTCGAGTTCCGTTGGATGTTCGATACTCCGGTGGAGCAGGCGACTGCTTCGCCGGGTGAGAAACGGACCACGACGCGGCGCAAGCAGTGAAGCCGGGGACGGTCGCCGTCGGGTGGCTGCACCCGGGCACCGTGTCGCAGTGCTTCAGTGCATCGCTGCTGGAGCTGATGTTCTACGACTCGGCGCACAATGCCCGGATCGTGTCGCATTCCCACGGGCACATACCCAAGGAAACCGGCGCGGGGCATCTCCACGCCGGTCGCAACGAGGTGGCCCGGGCGTTCCTCGACAAGTCCGAGGCCGAGTGGCTGTTCTTCATCGACAGCGACATGGGTTTCGCCCCGGACACCGTGGATCGGTTGGTCGCTTCGGCTGACCCGGAGACCCGCCCGGTGGTCGGTGGGCTGGCGTTCGCTCAGAAGTCCGCTGGCCCTGGTCCGATCGGCGCTCGCAGGTTCCGGGCCAACCCGACGCTGTATCGCGCTGCGGAGGTCGACAACCGCATCGGGTTCGTTCCGATGTTCGACTACCCACCGGACCAACTGGTCGAGGTGCAGGCGACGGGTGCAGCGTGTCTCCTGATCCACCGGACGGTGCTCGAGCGGGTTCGCTCCGAGTACGGGGATCGCTGGTTCTCGTTCATCGAGGTACCCAAGGGGGAGCACGGGTTCACGGAGTTCGGTGAGGACATGAGCTTCTGTCTACGGCTGGTGGCCCAGGACATTCCGATATGGGTGGACACCGGGGTCAAGACGACCCACGATAAGCACGGGGTCTATCTCGACGAGGAGACCTACCAACTACAACAGGCGATGTTGGAGGCTCTGCGATGAAGCCGACGGACATCGTGGGGCCGTTGTCGCTGCTCGAGTGTCACATGCTCGGCCATGTAGCTGCTCACGCGTCGGCAACCCGGGCGCTCGAGGTTGGCCATTACCTGGGCTTGTCGACGGCGGTGCTGCTGTCGTCACTGCCTGCTGACTGCGAGCTGGTGACGATCGACCACCATCAGGGCGACAAGTGGTGTCCGCGGACTTCGTTCGACGAGTTCCGGGACAACGTGGCTTCGTTCGTGGGTGACCGCGAGTTCTCGCCGATCAATGACGACATGAGCGCGGCGTTGCCGGCGCTTGATGGCGAGTTCGGGTTTGTGTTCTACGACGCGAACCACACAGCGGAGGCGGTCGCTGAGTTCTGGCATCTGGCCGCGGGTCTGTTGGCTGACGATTGCACGCTGGCCTTCGATGATGCCGACTGGCGGGAACAGTCGACGTTGCGGACTCTGGCTGAGGGTGACGGGTTCGAGGTTGTCACCGAGTTGGAGTTCTGGCGGGGTAAGCGGGACAAGGGCGACCCGGCTACGTACACGCTCGAGGTCATGAGGCGTGGGTCGTGCTAGGCCCCGATGCTTCGCGGTATGTGATTGCCGGCCAGGGCCGTCCGGTGGCTCGCCCGTTCAACCTTCGATGGTTGCTCCCCGCGATCTGCGGTGACGACCCTCGACTCTGGTGGTGGGCGTGGTCGCTGTCGTG